CTGCCGCCAATCAACTATTGGCGGCGGGCGAGAGAGCTCGGGCGCTGCTCCGTGGATTGGTTTTCATTTTGGACCACCACGGAGCCCCTCAGGCTGTACTTGACAGCTTCAGGACCCAGGCTATGGCTTATCTGACGTGTTCAGAAGAAGCCATCTACTTCAAGAGAGCAAAGTACCTTACTGTTGCTCCCATGGCGAGATATCTCCGGTGTGATGCACCAAAGTCTCCCGATAAGGCGTTCGCGCCCATCGGCCAGTACAGAAACTGGGCCAACTCACGGTTACGTGTGTTTTGTGTCAAGAATACTCATTTGTGGTACTCTTTTCTGCAAGGCAAGCGATGCGCTGCCCCTGCCTCCGAGGAATTGGTTTTAACCACCTACAGAGAGCACAGAGAAGCAATGGATCAGGATGACCCTATTACAGACACAACACACGACCGTGTGATGAAGGATTTGAAGCCTGTCCTGAAAAAGGTCAGACAGACTCTTCGGCAAGTTTACTCGACTGCCGGACGGGAGGCCGATTGGCTCACTCCCGAGGAAACCTCCCATAGCGCGTCAACGCGGGCCTGTTGGGAGGCGAGTCGTGCCAAAGGCGGACAACTTGGTTCATTAATGCGAACATTACCAAGGATCCAGGCAGCTAATCCCAAGAACCACGTTGCTAGCTCAGTCGGGAGACTCAATCCTGATCTCGTTTGCATGACTTTCTACCCGAGGGCGATTGTCAGCGGACGTGTGGAGCTCAACGTCATTATAGAGACTTACGCATACCCTGATGGGGAGCGTGAGTGGTATGACCATCTACGTCGCACTAACGTGATGTATGCGCAGGAACAACGCGTGCTAAAGGCCACCATCCAGGCGGTCCTAGAACCCTTGAAGGTCCGTGTGATCTCAAAGGGGAATGCAGCACCCTACTATGCTTCGAAAAGGCTCCAAAAGGCCTTGCATGGTGTCTTGCGTGAGATGGATTGTTTTCGTCTGATTGGGGCTCCGCTCCAGACAACAGATCTCTATGACTTGGCCGTCAATCCAGTCCTCACTGGTGACGGACCCCTTGAGTGGTTCAGCATTGACTACTCAGCGGCTACAGACAAGCTGTCTGCGAGGTTATCCGCCTCCATCCTCAACTACCTGATTGAGGGACAGGATCCCGCCATGTGCAACATGTGGCGGTCCGTGCTCGCACCCCATATGTGCGAATATCCATTCCCATTTTCGGAAGATGTGCTACCAGTGCAGCAGCGAAATGGGCAACTAATGGGTTCGATTCTCTCGTTCCCAATCCTCTGTTTAGCTAATCTTGGTCTTTACCTAAGTGTTATTCGTGAGGATCCGCGACCTTTAGTGGATAAGTTGAAGGGAGTTCTGGTGAACGGCGACGACATGTTGTACGTTGCGCCTCAATCCCTTTGGACAGAGCACGTGGAGTTAGGTGCTGCCGTTGGGCTCTCCATGAGTCCTGG